CAATTGAGGACTAGACAAATCAGTTAAACTACGTCCACATCGCCTAGCTAATCTAGGAAGTTTATATTTTAATAACTTATCAACACGAGTAGCAGTCTTATCAAAATCTACATCAGACCAAATATTCACAACAATCAACTCCGCAATCCATAACAATAAGTAATAATTATATTATAATTCATGCTTATTGGTTATGCATCAGGATAAATATAAGAGTCTAGACCGTTTTTAACAGCAAAGTGATCTAAATAATTTAAGGTGTAATATGCACCATCTGGAATTTTAAACCAAACATAAAAGTTCGTTCTTATAGAAAAGCCATGCACAATCAGTTGTTTTTGGGCTTTTGCAGTATTATCAAAAGTTCTATGTAGCAATAGACTAGCCAAGTGAATTAATGATGTACCGTAGTAAACACCTGCAGAAGAACTAGATTTTATCCGATATTTAAATGCTTGCTTTGACTTAATATTATAAGTAGAAAAATATTTACCAATGGCAGCTTGGCTATGATGTGTCACTTGAGCAATATAAGTAATTGAATATCCTTGTCTATTAAGCCAACATGCACGCTCATAATGAATGTCCTCAGATTGACGTCCGATTGGCAAAAGTCTATGGATTTCTTGCATTTCAGGATCAGACTCAGGTACCTTAGTGATTGATCCAAACTGATTTTCTAATTTATGAATTATTACTAAAGCACGTTGGTAATTAGTTAATTTCATATTAGTCACTCGCAATCATAGAATTGATACTGTCGGACGCATCGATATACTTCTTAATTGCTTTAGTAGCAATAACTGACATTGGTTCGTTCATTCGTTGACAATAATCTTTTAATTGATCGTAAGTATAAGCGTCAATTGTTACTTCCATACAATCACCTCTTCTATTCATATCCATAGCCAACTAAACCATTCTCCACAATCTTAAGTGCATCATTAGTATTTCGTGCAATTCCATGAATAACATTGAATTTCATCAACATTTTATGGAAAGCTATTTGATCAGGACGCGGTTTACCAGTAGCATTTTTCACTTCAATGTAAAAAGCTTGATGATCCCAATCACGCCAGCCATGCAAGTCAGGATAGCCAGACGGCAAGCCTGTAGTAAAAAATCTACCATCAGGCGTTCTAATTTTACCGACATTAGCACGGAATATATGACAATGATGTTGTGAGACAACTAATTCAATTTTCTTTTGTATACTATGTTCACTTTCCATTGATAAACCCTTCCGTGTTGAAAATTGCGTCTGATTCATTAGGCAATTTCATCAGTAATTTCATGTCATCCATACTTGCATGTTTTTTCTGTAAGATTAACTGTGATGCTTTAAGTGGGTAGAAATCGCCTAAAAAGTCATCACCCCAAACACCATTTTTTCGATAAGGAAAAAAGTACTCATTAGCGACTTCATCATAAAGTAATGAATCTGGATAAATTTTTCGTCCATTCTTGTCATGAAAAATAGCCTTTTTATTATTTAACATAGTTGTTGTCCTCCAGGTTATGAATTCTTTTTGCAAGAATTACAATTGATTCCCACATAAAATTATCTTGTGCAGTAGCTTTATGTTGCACAGCTTCAGTTAATTTTTTATTTGCTTGAACTTCTTCCAATAAAGAATCAAATAAATCATTACTTTTATGAATTTCTTTCATAAGATCGTTGTTAGACTTCATGGTTTTATAATCTGAAAACAAATTCAGTACACTTATCGTAGGGTAAAGAATTGCAAATAATACAAGCAGTGCAGTTTTCATTACTTGTCATCCCTAACTAGCATTGGCTTATTATCCTTGTTTTCTTCAGGAATAAGTTCCTGTTGATCAGCCTCAAGACTTACTTGAACTCCATTGCCATCAAAAGCAATGTCTTTTAACTTGTTTAAGTTAATCTTATGAGTAAGCAGGTCTGCATCTAATTGCAAAACTACTTTATTACCATTAACTTTGAAATTATTTGTTGTTGCTTGAAATTTAATTGTTTTTCCTGTCATGTTTATTATCTCCTGTTAACTAAGCATTAAATATGTAAACGATATACTGGTCCAAATAAACATAAGGAAATCTAATTTTTCATTTTTAAAACAAAAAGAAATTAAGACTATTAACCAGTTCATTAAAATTAATGTTAAATTGAAATATTGTTTTGCTGTCATTTATAACCAATCAGTTACTTCATATTTTGCATTCTCATCCAATTTTCGCCCACAATTTGGACAATACTTAATAGGATAAGGCAAGCCTTTAATCGTTAAGTACCACTTGCCATCCATTTCATTTAGATTAACGTGAAATCTATTCATTTTTGGCGCATATAAATCCGGTCCATCGTGAAAAGCATTTAATGTACTGCAAAGATAGCAGCTACTTGAAACTGATGTCATTCGTCTTCAACTCTTTTCATTAGTTCCTTCGGTGGTCGATTATATGTAACATGTTCACATTTTGTACAAATATAATAGTCGCTAAGGCTAAACAGCGATGTTTTATATACATAACTGTGATGACAAAATAATTGCTTAAAAAATAGTTTCACTCTGTAAAATAAACTAATAATCATTTATCTAATCTCCTACCACACATAGAACAAAATTTGATTTTTTTATCAAGTTTAAAGGAAAAGTCATCATAATAATCAATAAGAACCACTTCTAGTGAATTATCTTTTCTGATAAATAATTCACAGCCATCTGTATAAAAAGTTTTCATCGGATCCTCTGATCCACTTTCAAAATGACAATATGGACAGATGCTTTTTTTTGAAACTGCATTCATTTTTAATTTTCACTTTCTAGCTTTCTCCCACACATAGGACAATAGTTAATCTTGCTACTCTTTGATACATAAGTAACTTCGACATCACAAGATAAATTTAATTCATTTCCATTAATATAAACATCTCCATTTTCATATCTATCAATACCTGTGTACCCATCTTCGTATGTATCTTCAATTGAAATAATTGATTTTTCATTATTACAGTAATCGCACATAATTATTCCTCCGTTAATCAGTAATCACAATGTATGCATTCACTTTTTCAGCGTGGTTATAACTATTCTTTAAGTCCCTAGCCGCTTCTTTAGGTGAGTCAAATAATCCTTCCCAAGTTTTTGCTTCATTGTCACTACTACTGTGTATAGTTACAACAATACAACGATCTTGTTCATAATAACTATCATAAAAAGTCGAGATTCTAAACAGATTATATTCATCTGGATCATTATCCCAACACATTAAAATATCGCCATACTTGTAATCCTCATTAGTTTTCTTCGTTCTTTTATCAATTACTTTCATTGCCATACTCCTTTATGTACTCCTGAGGCAACATACCATATTCATTAAAGAACTCACCACATAGAGCAAGATCTGATCTTACACAGTAATCTGTAGCCATTATGTGTCTAGCTTCTTCAAGACCCAATTTAATATCACGTCCGTTTTCATCTTTCATTTTCATGCTCCTTTAATCAATAGTTATCGTTAGCAAACTATATCTAGCAATGTCCATATCTCCGCAATAAGGGCAATGTTTAATATCATCAATTTCAGCAATAATAAATTCTCTGCCGCAATGTTCACAATGGTATTCAGCTAAATTATGATTGTTCATTTTGATGTTCTTTCTTTAAATTGCGTCCACACCAGGGACAATTACCTATAAAGATTTTGTCAGTTTCCTGAGAATAGCACTCAGGATCAGGATGAGAAATAATTAAAGCTGGATGATTTTTACAATCGATGTAAGTAAACATTATTCCGTCTTCACCATTCACCTTATTAATCTCATCTGGATCAACATAGTCATCTCTGTAGTAGTCGCGTCCTAGCTTTGTCTTTGGGTTGATTTCACAATATTTACACAAATTTAAATATTCTTTCCTCTCAAGTGACTTCCACACTGATGAAGTGTAGTGAATTAACTGATACCGTCACAAAAAATATCAGCGGTGAGTTTTTGTATAGCATTGCTAATTGGTAAATACCGATATGACATCTTTTGCAAATTTGTCACCTATTTTTCTTAGCACTCAATGTAGTAGACTGCTAATCGTGGTGGGTTGGCTAAAAATGTGACCAGTTTGTGGTGAGTTTGTGGTGGGTCTTACGCCTACAGCCTGTAGTGTTGTGGTTAGTGTTACTACTTTTTTCTTTAAAAAGTAAATTATAAAAAAGAAAATAAATATAATAATATAGGCTTTTAAACTAACCACACTAACCGAAACACGTCACACCCCTACAGCCCCAACGGTTTGAGCTACCACATATACTCACCACAACCAACCACAACTAACCGCAACTAATCACAGCCATTAATTCCAATCAAAATGAAGTGGTTCTTTCTTTAATTGGATGCCTACATAGCGAGTTCCATTTCTTTCTTTGGTTTTAGGCAATTTCTTAGCCATTTCTCTACCAAATTTAGTCATAGACATCAAATGTTCATTAGATTCTCTAGCCCAATCACGATATGCATTGTATAAAGGTCTACCCATGATAGTGTAATTGCTACCAGCTTTACAGCATTCATCAAGAAATGCTTCAAGTGGATCCATGTTTTCACGGTATTGCTTGGATGCATCTTGAACAACTTCAGGGTCTTTCAAGCCTTCTACTTGCCACATGATTGCGCCTTGAACGATCCAATTTAAGATTCCAGTCCATTCAGCTTTTAACTTGTTTTCCAAATTCTTATCAACTTTGTTAGCTGGAATTTGTACATTGAATGGAACAACCTTAATTCTTCTCCAAATACCTTCATCAGTTCCTCTAATGAATGGCAAGTGGTTAGTAGCCATCCAAATCTTGAATTTAGGATCATATTCAAATTCTTGACCATATAAAAATCTAGCTAGGATTCTATCTCCACCAGTTAATTGCTTAACTAACGATTCATCTAAACGTGAACCTTCATTAGCTTCAGAACTGGTAACTAAACGTGTATTTTCAAGTCGTGCAATATCACTATTAGCACTTCCGCTTGAATTGTGGACGATGATTGACTCAACTGACATCTGCTTTGCATAACTACCAAGAATATTTCTGATAGTATTGATAAATACAGATTTACCGTTTCTACCAGTACCAAGTAGCAAGAAAAATACTTGTTCAGCAGTCGATCCTGTAATTGAGTAGCCAACAGCTTTTTGGATATAATGAATCAATTTCTCATCATGATTGAAAATTTGTTCTAGGAAGTCTTTCCACATAGGACAATCAATATTGTCTGAATATTCTGATGCGGTTTGTTCACTAAACATCTTTTTAATATCATGATCTTTCAATTCACCGTTAGTTAAATCAACATAACCAGATTCAGTGTTTAGAAGCATGTTGTCATGATCAAATACACCGTGATCAATAGTTACGTACTTCTTAAACTCCTCAATCATGTGTATTTTTGCCATATGGGAACGTGATTCTTTAATGAACTTATTCCATTCTTTCATTGCTTTATCTTTATCCTGCTGAGTAGCAAAGCTGAAATCAGGATTTTCAGTTTTAATCAAATTAACAACTTTTTCAGCTGCTAACTCAATATGCCGTCCATTATCTAATTCCCAATATGAGCCATTATAGAAATACCAAGTTTTATCAGCTGCCATATATCTGAATACATCACCGAACTGATCATTTAATCTAAGTCCTCTTCCTGTATCATCCCATGAACGAGCAACAGCCCGTTTTTTAGGTTTGTTCCAGTTAAAGACTAGATCTGGCTCTTTCCCATCTTGCTCAGGATTATAAATATTAACGGCTTCACTGATTGCTTTATTTAAAAGGGATATTCCATAAGTAGTAGCACCACGTTTTTCATCATATTTATCTCTCATTAAACTGGAATTACGAAAAATCGTATCCATTTTGTGGAAGTCTCTACCAGTCCAAAATGCAAGGTCATTAGCAAATGCCATATCTGCTTCAGAGTGAGAATTATAGAATTGTTCCCAGCCGCCCTTCATGAACATGGTAAAGCGAGTACCAGTCTTAGATTTTTCTGCACGTTGGATGATGTCAGGAATAGATAAATCTAGCGCTGTAATTTCAGGTTCTTCAATCTTATCCGGCACTGATTTATCAGCACCAAATAAGAAATTATAAAGAGCTTGCATCTTTTCTTTTGAAAGAGTGACAATCTTAGGAATACCAATACTGTTCCCAGTTAGTGCAAAGAAACGCCCTTGTTGGTACATCTCATAATTGCCTTTACGTCTGCGATTGCCTGGAATCTCTCCCTTAAAAATACAGTGAATACCTGTACCAGATTGGCTGACTTCCATATAAGTTTCATCAGTCATTAAACGGAATTTGTTTATCAGATTGCTAACAGAACTATCACCTTGATGCCAATCTGCTAAATCATCTGAAATATGATCAATATCAAGCCCTACATATCCGTTAGTAAAATAGAATGCCAAGCCATCAGCACGTTCAATTTCATCTAATGCTTTTAGTGCTGTATTAAAATCTGACCATGTACTAGGATCATTAGATTTACCAGCTCTACCGTTATAAGGATCAATAGGAATCTTGGTATTTTTATTCCGCTCCTTTACCCATTTAAGTTGAAACAATCCCCATTGCTTTAAACTTCGCAATTCTTGAGGGATGTTTTCATAGGTAAATTTTCCCATTTACTTCACTCCTTAGAATGGAATATCATTTTCGGATAATTCATCTGTTGAACCTGTATTACCTTTAAATGGATCTTCTACAGTTTCTTGCTTTTTAGCAGCTTGTGGTGGGAACTTAGTCTTTTGCCATGAATTAGTGAAGGTACTATTTTGTTTGCGAGTTTCACCTTTGTAAGTATTCTCACCTACTGAAATGTAGATTCTAATGAATTTTCCTTCACATGCTTTCATCAAATCTTCTTTTGACTTGATGTATTTATCAATTTGAGCTTGAGTTAAACCAATTGCATCTGCAATATTTGCCAAATCTGCTGGATCATATGAGCCTGAATCTTGACCGGTTTCTTTATCCTTAGCAGTCCAAACATTTGCAAAGAAGTGGCGACCATGTGTTTTTGCATTAGTATTAGCTAATGCAGAAACTTTGTCTAAGTCTTTACGAACTAGAAAATCAAATTGCATATTTTCATGACCGCTAGGGCTTGCATCACCATGGACGCTTACAATTTGCATTTCATAAGTTCCCTTTGGAAATAGTTCACTTCTGTTGTTTGTCTTTTCGTTTAAATTAATAAAACCCATAATTAAATAAATCCTTTCCTTTTAGCCATGTGCCAAGCCCAACCATTCTTATAATGTTTTGCCTTTGCATACATGGTTAATTCTTTAAAACTGGTTAGTTCACTAACCTTTTTCTTTGCTATTAGATCAATATGGAATTTTTCTGCTTTAATAGCTCTTAATTCTTGATCTTTCTTTTGTTTAATTTTTCTAATTTCAATTGAAAAATCATGACCGCAGATAGGGCATTTCACACATTCTGCTTTAATAACTGCAAAACAATCAGGACATGTTTTAATCTGTAATCCTTCAGTACTACCGCTATCTTTGCGTGGATGTTTCTCACGATCTTCCAAAGTCCACTTGTAATCAGTATCAGGCAAACCAAACCTTTCAAAGTTACCAACTTGATCAATAATGATTGCGTGTTTGTTAGGTTGATACCTCATGGCTCTCATTGATTGCTGTAAGTAAATTACTAGGCTTTGTGTTGGTCTTAATAGAACTACACATGAACAGTCAGGAACATTAAAGCCTTCACTTACTAGATCAACATTGCATAATATTTTGATCTTGCCTTCTTTGAAATCAACCATTATCTTGTCACGTTTACTTTCAGGAGTTTTAGCATCTGCATGAACTGCATTTATACCTGCATCCCTAAAAGACTGTGCTACTTCCTTACTAAAGCTGGTAGAATGGCAATAGATAATAGTTTTACGGTCTTTAGCAAACTTGAGCCATGATTTTACAATGTCACCATGTATAATTGACTTAGTGTAATTGTTTAAAGATTTTTTTGTATAATCTCCTGTCGATCCACTTTTTAACGTTGATTTATCACCTAACTGGTAACCATAGACTGTAAATGGTGCCAGTTTTTTATTTTCAATTAACCATTTAGCAGTTGGGCCTAATACCATAGCTGAATAAATATCTTTAAATCCTTTACCAGATAAACGCCATGGTGAACCGGTAAAACCAAGCCTTGGAACATCAGAATAATAATTAAATATTTTCTGATATGTTTTAGCTCTTGAGTGTTGTGATTCATCAACAATGATTAAATCTGGTTTGGCTAAAATATTTAATCTATTTGCTACTTTACCTACCGTGAGAATGGTGCAATGGTTTAAATCGACACCCTGCTGTTTAAAAGAATCTTTGATCTGCTTTACTAGTTCTTGGCGATGGACAAAGAATAATACATGGCCACCTTTTTTTACTGTTAATTTAGCAATTTCACTGATTACTACTGACTTACCTGATCCTGGAGGGCTAACAATTAAAACGCCTTGATTTCCAGCTGCTAGAGCATTTCTAGCCTTATCAACTAAATCTTGCTGATAATCAAATAATTGAAACATTTAATCATCTTGCTTATTAATTTTCTGCATCATCTTGATAAAATCACTGGCATTTCTGGTATGATCATTTTCTTGATCAATCTCTCGTTGAATATCTCTAACGAGACCAGATAATACAATGCCATGACCATGATGCATTCGAATTTCATTTCCATCATCATCTAAACCAATGATAATAAAATGCTTGATTTCGTTATTAGTAATCTTCAAACAAGTTTCTGCAACTTTGTCTTCCATTTCCTGGTTTAGCTTTAAGTCTTCATTTACATTTTTGTTAAACATTATTGTTTCTCCTTTGCATTTTCTTTAACTTTATCGACCGCTTTTTCTAAATCCGACTTTTCAAATTTGAAAAAGTCTTCTGCTTTGCTGCCTTTTCGCTCGTCTAAGCGGTTTTTAGCATAGGTATCTATACTTCCCTGCATGATTAACCCACGCTCACCTGACTGTGGTTTTTGGATCATACGGGCAACCACATCACAGCTACCCATTAAATAATCCCGTGGATTATCTCTGATATCTGGACCATATTGCGTAAATTCTTGACCACTTGGATCAGTAATTTGGTACTTTGCTTCCCAAGCCGTAACTAAGATATTGATGTTCCATTTAAAAACGCTAGCGATAAATCTAATTAAATATGTATTCCATTCATTATAATCAGAAATCTTGTTAGCTAATCCTGTTTTGGTTCCTTTAGCCTTTTCGACAAAAAACAACTTCTGCAGACTACTGATATTATCGACAACTAGGTTGTCATATTGACTAGGATCAAAAAAATCATAAAAGTCATTTAAGTCTTCGATTGGTTGGTCTGGATCCAGAACCCAAATATCATCGTTACCTTGCCAAAATCTCACTCTTTCAAAGCTTTTATCTAAGCTAAGCAAGTAACTTTTTCCTTTAAGATATTTACTCAATGTTGTTTTACCAACACCAGCAATACCGTAGACAAGCCATCTATAATTAGGCTTTCTATTTTCACTCCATTTAAATGCTGGCATTATTCTTCACCTGCATCGCGAATCAAATTTTTAATGCCCTGAAGCTGATTAAGGACATTGCTAGTAATTGCTTTTTCATATGCTTGGATCATTACTTTCTTGAATGCTTCCCACTCATCAGTATTTTTAATTGCTTGAAAAGCTTGTCTTGCTTCGGATGAATTAAATTCTGCATTTTCCCATCTAGCAGCAAACTTTAACTTCGCTTCTTGCTTAATGCTATCTTTTAACCAATCTTGATCAATCATCGTTATCTACCTCTTTATCTAAACCTTCATTACGGACCTTAATTACTGCTTCTTCATAAATTGATCGAACCACATTTGCTACAACCTCACTTGGGCTAGCAGTAAATTTACCTGGCAAATCTGGTTTATTTTTATTCAGCCAACGCATTGCGCCAGAGTAAGTTTTGCCATTCTTTTTAGATTGATAGACTAAATAAATTACCCAATCGTCTGCATCATCTTGCATTTTTTTAATCCAATCTTGAAAGTCTTTAAGATCCTTATCTTCCATAGTCAGCCATCTCCATTCCGTCAAAATAGTCTTCTAGGAAGCTGGTTAATTCTTCACGATTATCACAGTTTTCAAATAAGTACTGATACATATCCTTTGCATCTGTGAATTGACCTTTAACCATGAATTTATCAGCGTCATCAGCTAACTGTTCTTCAATAAAATCAAGTGGTGTTCTGTACTCACAATTCTGACCAATTGCATGAACTGTATTCCCTACAACTACCGTTAAGCAATCCCAACCAGCATAAAAATCACGCTGTTTTTCAATCTTTTGGTAGTTGAGTTCTTTAGCTAATTCTTTTCCTTGTTTTGCTTCCATGATGGTTTTCTCCCTGTTTCGTACTGACTAGTAACTACATCAGTAATTGCCCAAATTCGTTGTTGTGTTTCTTTGCTAAGTTCCATGAGTTAACCTCCAATAATTTGAAATGCTGCATCCCAAAAGCCATAGCACAAAAGAGTGAACGTTAAGATCACGACTGCTATTAAGATGCCACCAAAGATAGTTTCATAATGGCTTTCTTTATGTTGGATTGGTTTATTAAACTCACGGTAATAATTCTTATTTAGCATCCCAATCAATTTCCTTTCTATGTTCATTCATCCAAATAGCAGCTGGATATTCAAAGATTGTCATCTTACCGCCTCTGCCTGGATGAATATTGCTACACCAATCCGGTTGAAATGGATAAAGAATATTTCTTTTTACCCATGCTTGTCCGTGTGGCTTAGCGTATTTCTTAGCAAATTCATCAATACTGATTGTTCTTCCTTGCAGTTGCTCTTCAGGGACATAGCCACGTTCTTTCATAATTTGATCAACTGCTTTTTGAAGTTCAGTGTCATTAATGACTAGTTGCATTGTCATCACCTGGCCTATACTTCTAACAAGTTCATTTGTTCTGCAACGGGATGAATATCATCTTTAGCTAATAGATCATAAATGAATTTCTTGCCTTTTTGAGTCCATTTAAGATTGTTGTGAACTCCATGTTGACCATTATTTTTTTGATAATCATATGGTTCATATTGCGTATAACCTTTGTCAGCATATTTTTGATATAAAACCCAATGTTTACCTTGTTTGAAAATAATGTGACGTTTATTCAACTCTTTATTTAAAGTTTTGGCTGACCAACCATAATCTTTCGCAATTTCGGTAGTTGTCATAAGACCAGGGTTTCTCATTTGGGAGTCGAAATAATCAACCTTTGGTTTCTGTTTTGCTAATTGCTCTGCCTGATCTGCTGCTAAACGCAAAGCTTCAGGCAATGTTTTAGGAATATTGAATTTACTTGGAATTTCAATCTGTTGTTTCATTTGATTAAACAAACTCACATATTGAGCAGTAAATTGATTTCCTTTTTTACCAGTCATCTTATTTGCTACGAACTCGCATCCCTGTTTAGTGAGCAGATAATTAGGTAATACTTTTCCTTGCTTACTGGTATAAGTGCTTGGAATAAAGAACTGACGTGAGCTCAAATTTGAGCTCTCCTCTATATCTTTGATGTAAGTACGAATATCACGCATTAAGTTCTTGTGTTCTTTACCAATCATTTTTGCGACATCTCGGCTGTCTAAAACTGACTGACCTTCAAAATCTAAGAGTTTCATAATTACTTTTCCTCCTTATCTTCTCTAGCTAACTTAAATAGAAATTGTGTTGTTACTCCTAAGTAGTCAGCAACATCTTGTAATGAATCAGCTCTGGGCATACTTCTATCCCATTTGCTGATCATTCCGTTGGACATCTTCAAGTCATGTTCAATCTGATAAATTGACTTGTGTTTTTCCTTTGCAATGTCTTTAATCACTGAATAAAGTGACATATTAGACTCCTTTCTTAGATTTTATATTGATTTATAATAGAATTTATTCTATTATATGAGTATAAGAAATAAGCCAAATCGTAAGACCTATGCTTACAAAAGGCGGTTCAAAAGATTTTTTGCTATGTTTCCTTTGAACAGTTTTTATTATAATAGCCCGTTTTCTAAATTGCAAGCATTTATTTTAGATTTTGTTCTATTTCTTATGTCGTGTCAAAATAAAGGAGTATAAAATGAGTGCGAAAGACAATGTAATGAGGCTTTGGAAAGAAAGAAGACCTGATATAAAATCAGTAGCTGAATTAGAAAGAAAAATGGATTTAAGTAACGGAATCATCAGCAAATGGGAAACGAAAAAGCCTTCAACGGCTAGTGCACAAAAGGTTGCTGATTTTTTTAAAGTACCATTAAGTGAAGTCTTAGATGATGTTACAGATGAATCTGTAACGCTGAACAAAAATGATCAAGAACTTTTAGCAATGTTTAGAAAAGAAACCGATGGAATGTCAAATGAAGAAAAACAAGATTTTCAAGATTCTTTAGGTATTTTGATGAACACTGCAAAGCAAATTGTTAAAAGACGTAGAAAGAGTGAAAAATAATATGCCTGGATACGAATATAGATTAATACCAGAAGATTCATATGAAAGTAGCAATGATATTGCTAATTCTATAGTTGAAGATACTGCTTTAAAATACAATGTACCTAAATCAGAGGTAAGGTATCCAATGGTTATTAACTATCTTTATTCGATAATCGGGACATGCGATATATGTGCTTATACACCTAATTTAATTTTCCCTTTTGAAAATAATGGTCAAAATGCTTTAAATGATTTTAATTATGGATTAACTGCTAGAAATATTTCATTTACAGCGCAATCTATTGATGAAGTAAGTACTACTTTTGCAAATAGAGTCTGCGGCTTTACCCTTTTTCCCGCTAGTGGACCAATTATGTTTTTAAATGCAAGTATTAATACTTGGGGAAGAATAATATTTACTATTATTCATGAGCTTTCACATGCTTATCAAGCATTAGACGACCCCACATATAAAAGTTCTGTTGCTTTAATAAATGCGCAAAAGAGCCAAGGAAATCCTTATCCTGAAGAGCTTCAGCCCATTGAAACAGAAGCTAATATAATTGCTTCAAATGTTTATGTTCCAGAAGATTCATTAAAAAAAGAAATTATGAATAAATCATTTAATCAAATGAAAGACATTTATGGAATGAGCTCAGCAGCATTACATAACAGACTTAAAAACTTTTTGCATTATACTATTGGAATGTCAATTAATGCTGCTTTGGAATATACATTAGCATTTAGAAATAATAACACGATAAAAATGGATATTTGTCGAAGCTATTGTATTCAAAGTCTGCATAACCCTGTTGTGTTTTAAAACGTCCACAGTGACGTTAAACCTGAAAGAAATAAGGAGCCAAAACAAATGACTGATAAAAAAGAAGACAATAAAGATGGTTCTGTTGGTTGTGCAATAGGATTTATTATAATAATTGCGGTTTTAGTGGGAGGGTTCTTATGGATAAGACATTCTAATGAGCAAAGCACCGCAAATATTGAGAGACAAGAAAGAATTGAAAGTCAAAAGGCTAAAAAAAGCAATGCAATTAAAAAGCAGAAAGCTAACCAAACTAATGCTTTAATTGTTAAAAACATTAAGGCTTTCCGTTCTAAAAATGATCCAGATACTAATTGGTCAAAATATGTAAGCAAAGTTACTGTTAATTCCAAAGCTAACTTATCTGTGGAAGTTAATGATCGTTTTGTTAATTTATCTGACAAGGATAAGACTACTTGCATGCGTGGTATTAACAAAGAAGCTACATGGGATGCTTATCATTATGGCTTAATTAGTAAGTCTAAAGTTGGCAATCGTTTATGGGCACAAATATTTGACGATGACAATAATGAAATGGGACGTTCCACATTTGATGTTTATGATAACTATAAGTGGAATTAATCTATAAAACAAAAAAGCCCACCTACTGCTGGAACAGTAAGTGAGCGCAACTCAATAAACTTAATAATACTTATAATGTAATAGAGTAACGATAAACCGACTGGAATCGGCTTATTTCGTCTACCCTATTTTAGCAAAAATAGGAGTAAAAATAAAATGGCATCAATAAGAAAACGTGGCAAAACCTGGTATGTAAGATTTTCAAAGAGAGAAACTCAATGGGATCCAGAAAAACAAAAGAATGTTTCTATTTTAAAACAAAAATCAAAAGGCGGTTTCAAAACCAAGTCTGAAGCACAACAGTACGGAATTAAAATGGAAGCCGCTTCTATTGATGGTGTAGATGTAGTTAAGAACCCTGTGTTCGCTGACTATTTTGAACACTGGTATCTTACTTTTAAATTCCCGATTATCAGAAAATCAACGCAAAAGAGATATATTACCAATTATCATTATCTTGAAAAATATTTTGGATCAACAAAAATAAAAGATATTTCAAGAGCTAAATATCAAAGCTTCTTAAATTGGCTTGGTAAAAACCATGCTCCTGCTACAGTTCGTAAAACCAATATTATGGTTAAAGCTTGTGCAGGAAATGCAATAGAGGATGGTTTAATCGTTAAGAATTTTACCAATCGCACAACCATCACAGGAAATCAAGACAATGTCAGAGCCATAGAATACCTTAATGAAGGAGAAATGAATAAGCTGGTACAATTATGCTTAACAAATTTAACTCCTCGTTATACTAGCAAATATTTAGTTCTAGCGGGGTTATTTACAGGCGCACGACTTGGAGAACTAACAGCTTTAAAATGGACTGATATTGATTTTAAGAATAAAATTATTGATATTAATAAAACCTGGAATCCTAATTTAAAAATACTAGGACCAACTAAAACCGAAAGTTCAGTTCGAAAGATTAAAGTTAATTCTTTCTTATTAGATAAATTGAAACAATTAAAAATTAATAATTCTGAATTTATTTTTGCTATTCCTAGAACTGGATTACCACCTTCTAGTTCTGCTGTAAATCAATTCTTAAGAAAAGCCATTAAGGAAATTGGACTTAACAAACCTGATTTTCACTTCCATAGTTTAAGGCATACCCATGTTTCATACTTAATTTCTCAAGGAATTGATATAGCTGCTATCAGTAAACGCTTAGGACATGCTAATATAGCAATCACTTTATCAATCTATGCTCACTTACTTGATGAATATAAGGATCAACAAGATGCCAAAATTATTAATTCACTCAATCAAGTTTGTGCAACATTTGTGCAACACCGTGAAAAATTCTATGATATTGCAAAACATTAAATCCTATAATATCAACGATTTAAAGCTTATAAATATTTCTAAAAACCTATATTTTAATTCAACCAAGGCTTTAAAGTCTGGTAAAGTTACTCGTGCCTAATAGACCAAGAGCTTGTTAGATCACTGATCTTGCAAGCTTATTTTTTTACCTAAATTTAAGTTAAAAACCTTTTGTGCAACATTTGTGCAACAGTAAATTATTTTTTCTTCCTTATATAAAGTGACAACACAAAAAAGCCACCCCAGGGACATAGTTCCCCAAGGTGGCTTATTGCACGATATTTGGAGTTTCCTCCTATCTAAATTTTCCTAGTGCTTTACCATACTTGTCTTTAGCAACGATATAACCACATTTACCGTTTGATCGTGGCTGTCTTAACCACAATCTTAGTGGGCCTTGCAAAGTTGCATCATACTTCACTACGCTACCTTTGCTAAGCTTAGCGATAGCTGGTGAATCAATGTGGGGTTCTTTGTGAATTGCTAAGGCTTCACCTAAGATAAACTCACCTGATTTCTTAACCCAAGTTGATTTTTTCTTAGCAGCTGGTTTACTGCTACCTTTAGCTAACTTTTTCCAGCCTTCTTTAGTCGTATTTACTAAATTTCTATCCATATTATCACCTGTAAACTGCCAAATAGTGTAAGTTGACCATGGATAAGTGTTAACTTTCATGTTCGGCACTGTCCAGCTCTTCCAGTTCATTGATGGATAACTAGCAATCCACAGACCACAATCTTTAGCGCAATTTGCAACCTGGCTTAATGCAGATGCTTGCACATAAATCAGCGGCCACACGCCACTAAGTCGATGAAATTCATCGACAAAACGGCGAACGTAATTCGAATTGCCCCAACTGGAGTTTTGACCAGATTCCCAGTCAACAGCTGGTACAGCCTCACCTACGTAATTCTTAGTATTCTTGTAAAAATACTTAGCTTCTGCTTCAGGATTACCACCTTCACAATAGTGATAAATTCCTAATTGCTTCCCTGCTTTTTTAGCTGCTTGGTAATCTACGTCACATTCAGGATTTACGTACCACGTTCCTTGTGTTGCCTTAATCATAGTAATATCTGTACCTGATTGTGTAGCAAAACTACGAGGACTATCGGAGTACACGTCACACATTTTAAGCATTAGTATCAGCCTTCTTATCTTGGTCTACTGGCTTATCTTCTACAGTATCAATCAAATTTTGTGTTCTTTTCATAGCAGCTACACTCTTTTCAATTTCACCGCCAATAAATTGGCTTGAAGGATGTGGTAAGTGAGCTAAATCAAGAATACCAAGTACAGTGTTCAATACTTGAGTAAACTTAGTATCACCATCACCGCCTGATTTTTCAGCTTGATATACAAGCGGTTCAACAGTCTTAGCCACTAATTGTTCAGCTTTAGCAAGTTCATTGCCTTGCATAGCTTTACGGTCAATTTCTACCTTATGTTTAGTATAGATAGCTACAATTACTACCAAAGCTACACTTGAAATTGTGATTACTAAATCCATGATTTGATTAATTGTCATTTTTTAACCTCTCTCTTAATTCATCATTGTCTTTTTCGGCATCTAACCATTTTCTTCTGTAGATTTCAGCATCCTGTTCTTTCTGCTTAATTTCTTCATCCTTTTGCCGTAACAGTGTGGTGAGTGATTGTTGCTTGCTACTATCAAATGCTTTATAAAAAAGAGTTATTGCACTGATCACACCACCAATTGCTGTAATAATGTATCCCCAATTCACTCATGACACCCACTTTCAGGCATCACAAGCAGTTAGATAAACAAATCCAAAAATTATCAGATCTCCCCATGCTGAATGCCCCATTCGATAGAATGTAGTAAAGATGCCATGCGTTAATTGCAATAATGCTAAAACCATACAAACAATACCAACTATTACAAGAAATACTTTACTAGCAATAATTAGTATGATTTTGTATTTAATATTGTTAATATACGGAACTAAAAAAGCAGATAGCATTAACAAGATTCCTAACAAAATTAGGAAGCAGTCAATGTATCTGCTGTTTTCAATATTCTCAAACTGTGGAGGATAAATGAAATAGTGGCTATCATGAAACAGCCAAACACCCTTACCTAAAATAAAAAGACCAATTAGCAGTTCACAATTTCTAATTGTTAATTTAGCCTTCCACTGGTTTAGCTTCTTCATTGCTACCACCAACGATTTCTTGGTATTCAGCTTCACTGATTAAGCCCATATCAATGTAACTTCTTAATTCATCTTGACTGATAAAATCGTTATCAAATTCAAACTTGTAAATCTCAAACATTACTTATTACCTCCTTCAACTTCTGGTGTGGTGTTTTGTGTTGGTTCAGTAGGTTGAGTAGCAGCTGCAGACTGGTTTTGAGCCTTAACCGCTTGTAATTCTTTTCTAATTTCACCTACTTGAACATTTGACATAATGACCAAAGTAGTAAGCTTATCTAATTTCTTATCAAGTTGATCATTTGATTGAGTATTTGACTGACTGTTTGATTTTAATTCAGTAACAGCCTCTTTTACATCTTCCACAGTGTGAAGTAAAGCATCATCTGAAGTGTCTACCCATTCATGAGCTGTGTAGTCATACTTTTGATGTGTAAAGTTTGGATTTGGAGTTTTAGTTACATAAGGATAGCCTTTATCACTCATATCCTTTGTGGTGGTATATGGACCATCACACTCTCTGTATTCTCCATTAATAATTCCAGAGATCCAAAATGTATTTTCATTTAATTCTGCCATTTTATTTTCCTTTCTTTAAATAAGTATGTCGTTCAATATCAACGACAGTGTTAATTAACTATGCTTTTTGCATAAAAAATAGCCATCGTGGGCTTCAATTATTTTGATTTTAATTGCTCAATTTGTGTTTTAAGATCATCTAAATCAGATTGCATTACATAATCATCATAGGCAGGACACCAGTCTGTTGATTCAGTACCTTTTTCTACTTTTAAAGCATCAAATCTAACCTGAGCAGTTGATGCGATTTTCAAACATTGAGAAAAATTGCCAATATAGCCAAGATTAAAGTCGCTATTTGTCTTGGAATTAAAATAACCAGATACTTTATATTGATTGCCAACAATTTGATGTGCTTCTACGCCTGACAAGAGATATCGAGAGCCATTTGAAGAGTAAAAGATGTAATTTGAAGCAAAATTACTAAGAATAACTTGAGCATCTGTGGTAAACCATAGTGTTTGAGCATAATATGTGTTTTGCTCTATTGGCAAATAAGTAGTTGCGTCTTTGTGAATACCTTTATTTGAAGCTGCATCAGTTAAATATATTGATCCTAAATTATTAGGGTTTAGGGTAATGAATTTGCCAAACTGTATATTTCCTGCTGGTGTTCTTATCTCACATTTTTTAGAATTAGCAAGCAAATTAGGTCGAACAATGTCTTTTGCTAATGCCAATTCTTGACCACCAGGTGCAAAAATATTAGCCATATAAAAACTCCTTTCTAAGATATAAAAAATAAGCGAATGTATCGCTTAAGTACGCTGTCGTTTATCATGAACGACAGCTTTAATTCTTCGATGAATATCTATTGGGTGCTGCCATCTATAGACCAGCACCTACATCTTGAGAAGTAAAGCCATACACCGCCAATACCAGATTAGTATATGAATAGCCTAAAGTGTCGTCATAATCGGATTTTGTACGGACAGCTAATGTGGTGTTGTCCGTAAACCAAACTGACATAGCTCCGGGACTGCCTTCATTATCACTTCGCTTGTTATTTATTTCACCGCGTTTCAATAACGGTGTGCGAAAATTGTTTTCAAGAGTATTATTGTCAGCATCTTGATAAAATACCTTTACAATAATTTGGTAATATTGAACATCCGAATACTTTACATCAGCTTGACTAAAATATTTTGTCATATCAATAGTAAAAGATTGATGGTTCCATTCACTGTTATTATCACCATCAATATAAAAAATATTTAGGTTTTCTGCTCCATTTCCATTAAGAAACTCATTTTCACCTAGAGCATAACCTAGAACTTTTTTGCCATTTATCGTTAAAGCCATACGGTCACCTTCTTTATTCTGTTATTTCATACAACGTATTTGGGTCTTTAGTAGCAAGCTTATCGTAATCAGCTTTACTAATTACGGTAGGTTTTTTCATATATCCCGTTTCAATTGCTGTAACTCTGTTGTTAGTGTTATTCAGGTCAGATTGGTTAACCTTGCTTGATAAATCAACAGTGATATTAGCATTGCCACTATCATCAGGGCTTATCTTTGCGCCACCGTTTACAGTGATAGTTTTAAGCTTACCAGCGTTGCTAATTTCAGATTCAAGCTGATTCTTAAAATTGTCGATGTCAGTCTTTAAGTAAACGTCAGCGCTATTAGCTTTACCATCAATCAAACTTTGTAAGTTGCTTAAACCGCTCACTTGAGTTTGAAGAGCCTTAATAGCGTCATTTAAAGTGCTGATTGTAATTTTTTGACCAGCAATAACAGCTTCACCAGGCTCATCATTCATGTCATAAATTGCAATGACTGGTGAACCATCTGCTGCTGGTTTCAAACTTGCTTTATAAGCCGCTTGAGGGCTGTCACTCTTGACAAACGACAGCTTAGTGGCAAGTTTTTGATTTGCTTGATCCTTAGTGTAGTGGTCTGTATTAATATTTCCGTTTGAATCAGGTTGAATATTATCTACAGATTTTACCTTACCAGCTTGTTGTAGTCTTAAATCAGTTTCTTCCTTAGTGTAGTAATTTTTAATGGTGTCCCCTGTAACAAACTTGGAAAAGTCTACCTTGTCAAACTGTTGTTTCAAGGAATCCATTGACACTACAGTATCAGAAACTTGCTTACTTACAGTAGTAAGTTTTTGGTCATTTTCACTAATGCTGTCTTTAAGTGGCTGAACAGTATCATTGAAATCTTTAGCTGTGGAAGTCTTCCATGCGTTGTAGTCTGCCTGTAAATCAGCAAGTGCTTTAGTCTTATCATCGTTTAACTGTTTTAAAGCAGCATCACGTTGATCAGTAATTGACTTAACAGCTGCAGTTATGTCAGCTTGATTACTGGTTTTAAGATTAGCTAATTGCTGATTTGCAGCGTCTTGAATTGATTTAGCTTCAGCAGTCCAATCACTAGATAATTTATTGTATTTAATAGAGTAATCAGTAAAATCACTGTTAATCTTAGTAAGTACTGCTTGTGCTTGTTGTTGTGCATTACTTGAATCTTTATTCAATTGATCAATAGTAGCTTGTGTTTTTTGAGTAGCACCTAGCAGGTGGTTTTCCATAGCAATAAGACTACTTACATAACTATCATTGATAGGCTTAACAGTTGGATCAACTTTAACTTGAAAATAGAAATCTTGTGTAGTATCAACAATAGTGTCGCCTTGCTTAATTTGAAAGAAACAAGTGCCACTGGCTGTATAACATTGGTGAGTCATTTGATAACTAAAGTGTCCTTTAGTTCGATCAATCATGTTGAATTTACCACTTTGCTCACCAGTACCATCATCAGCAACTACACGATCACTCTCTTTAATTTCTGAAAATGAAACATTTTTACCTGTTAGATCGTATGGTGAATCATCTTCATTTAAAATTGTTACGTCCAGCACCAGACCTTTTTCGGTGGAACGTAAAACCCTTGTGTCATCTGACACGGGAGTTATTGATTTATCCGTTTTTAACGTTATCGGTCTTAGACTCACTTTCCTTCACCTTCTTTCTGTGAATGTCTTGAAGTTGAGCATTTCTTAACCTTAAACTTTGATTTTCTTTTTCTAGTTTTGCTATTTTAATGGATTGGTTTGCAATAATAGTTCCCAATTCATTTGCTACATATTGTTCTAATGTGTTCATTTTTATAAATTCCAATACTTACTAGGTCCTCGCCAATATTGCTTAATCCATGAACCTAAAGTAGATTCTGTACTACTTGTTACAACAACATTCCTACCACCAATCTGTGCTTGATTAGGTCCAATGTGTGTAATAGCACCACTATTTTTATCATGAATATTTACTGATCCAGATCCCAAATTCAAAGTATAATTTTGAGAATCTAAACTCAAACCACCAATTTCCTGACTAGGATTTAGTAAATTAGTGGCATCTCCAACCGCAATTGAAATGCCATGGTTTTCAACGTGTAAAACACCATTAATAGTTCCCAAACTCGTAATTGTATCAGTCTCAATGTGTGATGCATCCAAAATAGGGATATGAGCTTGATCAACAAAGAAATTGCCAGTTACTTCACCACTTGAATCATCAATACCAAACAAAGCATGTGGATTGCCATAAATATCATGGAAACTAAGACCTAAGCCATTAAATTCCATATAAGAGCCATCATTGTTTTTAGCTCTAATTGCCATGACATTATTCCAACTGGTAGAGCCATCACTTGAAATAGGTTCAAGCATACCGCCACCGCCTGATTTTAAGAAATTATCAAAATTATCAATGTTGTTAGCCATTTCTTGCATATGCTTTGCAAATACTTTAACTGATTCTCCAAGCACCAGTTTTTGCTTACCAGTCTTTTTATCAGTGACGTATTGTGCATCCCCTAGTTGAACCATAAGGTTTTCCCATGCTTGTTCTTGAGATGCCCCCTGCAAAGTTAATGCATGGTGAACAGCACCAATGAATGAATTTGATCTAGCAATTGCTTGCCGTGTGGAAGTAATCTTTTCATTAGTTCTGTCCTCGCTTGCTTGAACAAGTAGGTGTTCATAACTAGTAGGTAAATCACCTAAAGTTACATTTAAAAAAACGTGGGCTAAACAGTCCCACGTTGTAGCTGTAACTTCAGCTTTTTCAGTAATTTCATAATCAGGAAAACTAACATCCACATAGTCATAAAGGCTTAATTGAGTAAAGTCTTGATCATTGTCTGACATGTCTTGATAATCAAGTGATGTCTGAACTTGCATATGACCATATCTGTGTTCAATTAAATAGTTCTTACCAATTTCAGTGGCTTGATCAATATCAGCTTGTGTAGCAACAAAGCTACCGTCACTTTGCTGACCTGATAAATCCTGATCGTCATGTTTGAAGTAGCTGCTAATATCAACCGTATTAACGCTATCAATGTTAGGATTTACACCAAATCCTTCAGCGTAAAGCGGACCAACCTTAACAGTCACTTCTTTATTAGATTGATCAACATTTGCGTTGTAGTTGGTATCAGTATCAGCGGAATTATCTGTATCAGCATCTGCAGATGTAATATTTGAATTTTTGTCATCAATATCATCTTCACAGAGCCATCCAGTTTTTCCTTTGTAAGTTACTTCAACATATGTCTTACCATCACCAGATTTAGCTTCATGACCATTAACAACAGTGAATGTCTCGCCATTAGGAATTGACCAGTTTAAAGCATTCTTACTATCAGGTGTTGCATAAATTTCAACCTTAGAATGATCCTTAAGTTGATTATTAATGAAGTCGTCAAAACTATGTGGTTTAACTGAACCGTCTTTGGTGTAGTTGATTGAACCAGATTCTACCCAACCATGGCTTGTATGCATGTAGGTTTTACCGCCTTGAGTGATTGTCTTATCAATAGTAGACATTCCTTTTTTAGCAGTAACTTTGACCTTCTTTTCTTTTTCTTTCCAATGAGAACCATTAGTAACTTTATGTTTATGCTTTCCTTTGCCTACCCATTTCCATGCCTTTTTCTGTGATCCATGCTTAATAACTGTTGTATTTGATGACACCATTTTATGGTCTTTAGTAAAGTGATACTTTACAGCACCATCTTTAACATAACCATAACCAGAGTTGCTGTATTGACGGTAGCTGCCTTCTTCAGAAAGTGATAAGTGTGGACCGAATAACCATTGATGTGGTCCAATGCGATACCACAAATCACCATTTGAATTACGTTCAATCATGTCATAATCAATAACAGTACCATTTTTAACAGTCCAGTCTTGACCTAGTGACTTAACAGGATGATGATCAGGACCAATTTCAGGTGAATAAAATACTCTAATTGATTTACCTTTACCGTAAGCTACAACAGCAGAACCATGAACAGTAACACGACTACCTATGCCTTCACTATCAAGCGGATTACTGCTCTTAACAGTTACAATCCCACTGACATTGTTAATTGCATAAGCACCTGATGTGTCAAAATTGATCCACTTAGAATCAATCCAACCACCGCCATCACTTTGTGCAATTGGATACCAGCTATCGCTATTAACAGTGTTAATTTGATATTTACCATCAGGAGTGAATGAACCATCATTAACAATCTGACCTAAGTGCAGTTTCATCCCGTTTTGCAAAGTACCAATGATCTTTTGACCATCTACAGGACAATCATAGATATTGATATTACCGCCAGCCATGTAAGTGATACCTACTGAATCGTAAGTACTTTCCCATGTAGCCCAGCCTTGCCAATCATTTTTCGCAATTGCTTGACCTGGTACATACTTAGCGACAAATACTGCACCAGTATACATGTTCTGAATGTTCTTATCTTGACTAAAGGTGGTTTTGATATTTTTGCCATAGGTAACCTTGATACCAGAATCACGTCCAATACATTTTGAATGTCTGATATTCCAGTTATCAAAATCAAATTCACCACCAAACAGTCCTAAAACTGATTGAGTAGCAGTATCACCTTCCTGATCAGGATCAATGAACAAATTGCTTGCTTGTTGACCACCTTGAATATTCACTTTACTTACTTTGTTAACATCAGAATAGAAAGTAAATTCTCTCTGCTCCTGCATTTGATTAAGGATTTGATTGCCTAAGTCTTGTGCAGTTGCACCGTTTAATTGAATATCATCAGCAACAGTAGAATTAACAAGTAACGCACTAATGTGTTCCGCTTCAACTACTACATTGTCTAGTTCAGGAGTAATGTGAATGATCTTAAACCATTGATGCACGTGTTTAGGATCGCAGTCTTCCATAATCCATTTGTTAGGTTGGATTTCCTTTTGGTGCAATCCTGATCTTGGATAAGTCATAGTTAAAGACCAAAACTGATTGGAATTTCCATTTACCTGGCAATCAATTGCATCAGGAAGTGGAATACCGCTACTAGTAAAATCACTGGCAATACTGTCATAAAGATGTGGCATTGTCATCAAATCAGAGTAGTCACCATAATCAACTTCAGGAATTTTACCTACAGTTAATTTCATTAGATCAACCTCCTCCAATTTGGTTTGTATTCAGCTTTAGTGATAGTAGTGCCAGTTTCAGCAGTAACAGTGATAGTATTCTGACCCTTCCACAATTTAGGAGGATCAAGGTTAGGAAAATGAGTTTGTGTATTGTATAGATTGCCATCTGCATCATAAGTATCACCAGTAGCGCCACTAAGCCAAAATTCACCTTCCATATTCTCAAACGTGTAAGGCAAGTCATTGACATACAAAGTGAAACTACCATTTGCTATGAAGTGCCAATCTGGAATAGCAGACCACTTTTCTTCACCTACTACAATTCCACTATCAGGAAGTGGAATATAAGCAATGCCGTCAATTCTGTATTGGAACGGTTCACAGCAGAAAGGAATAGCACAGATTCCAACAAAATCACTAGTTACATCTTTAGTAACAGTAAACGGATCTTTGACAATTGCCTTGAATACATAGTTAGGATCAGCAGTAAATCTAAGATATTGATACTTCATCCGTCCATCAGGATCAGTTGGAGCAGAGAGCCAATCGGTTACAGAACGTTCCCAATCAAACCAACCACGTTCAGGTGGTCTAAGGATTTGCAGATTAAAGGTTTCAGTCACATTTTGATAAGATTGGTTATTTTGTAAAAAATCTCCATTCCTACCTTTAATGTGCGTTAGATCAATATCTGGAGTTGGATGAATCAAATCCCATGGCTTTTGAACGACCATACCAAAGTCTGTTGAAGCATGATCTTGAAAAATCAGCTTCACATTATCATCTAAATCTTGCACTTAATCCCCTTCTTTCTTTAATCATGTCTTGTCTACGGTCTTGCTTGTAGAACGGCTCAACTAACTCCCACAGCTTGCGACCTTCAGGAGTTTCAAGTGTGATATGAATATCACGGCTTTGAGCGCTCATTTTTTGCAAAACTAAAAGCATGGCTTGTAATAAGTCATGCTCATCTTTTTCATCTTTATTAGAAATACGTTGTTGGTTAGCACTTAAATTGCTGTTAGCACTAAGAATACCTACAGCTTTACCAATCAATTCCCACGCTCTTGTGGATTTACTTGGAATCAGTGGAACAGCCATTTCAGGTCCTGCTTCACCAAAAATACTTGGTGAACTTGCAATACCACCGTTTGCGTACCAATTATGTGCTTTTCTAAATCGAACAGCATTAGCAACTGTACCATAACGGTCATGAATATAATCCATGATACCCATCAGTTGGGCAATGGCATTACCTTTAGCACCGTGTTTAGTGTAGTAATGCAAGTTATATCCTTGCATCTGCCCTAACCCATAAGTGCCTGAACTAGGGTTGACAATGTGTGGATTCCAACCAGATTCAGCAGAAACAATGTAATTAATATCTGCCCAATCTCTTTCAGGAATATGAGCTTGTTTCATCCAGTGAGCATGATCACCAATAGGTTTACCAGCAACTGCACCTTCATTTTCGGATAAATGATCACCAATCCAATTAAGTGCTTTACCACCTAATTCACGTTTGGCTAAAGCTAACAAACTAGGCTTAATCTTAGGTTGATGCTTAGATTGATCATGAAGACCTTTAACACGATAGTAACCATAGCCCATTGACATAGCATCAGATATTTTACTGATACGTGCATAAGGCGGCGTTTCGTTAAACATTGTACCCTTAGCTGGGTTATTGATAATACCAACGTGACCAGCTGCACCAGTACCATGACCAAAAATGACCAAATCGCCAGGCTCTGTTTTAGATAAGTTTTTACCTAAGTATTGAACACCTGATGATTCTTGCATAGCCACAGTAGTACGACCAATGTTAATTCCAAAGTGACGTAAAGCCTGCATTACCATACCTGAACAGTCAGATAAGGTCTTTGACGCAGCGCCCATTTGATACTTAACACCGTCAAAAGTATCCTTAGCATATTGCAAGAACTTAGCACGTGAACCACCACCAGAACCAATAGCTTTATTGATAACCGTCCACATGGCTTGAGACCATGGATTACCAAAGTGAGTGCCAGAACGTTTACTCAAATCAGTAGAATCTTTAGTTAAATCAGAACCAACATCATGAAGATTATTGGTAAACATTGATTTAAAGCTCTCAATAAAGTGCTTTAAGCTGTTTTCTGCTAACTTTCTAAGTTCTTTCTTGCTAATGCCAGTACCATTTGCAAAGTGTGGAAGTGAGAGTGATTGAGTTTGAGTACCGTTAAGTACACCCCAGCCTTTTCTCAATAACATCTTACGATTATTCCCATGAGGAATAATAATGTCATTTTGATCAGTTACTACAGCTTCTTGACGTGGACCAGATTGAGCATCATTAACGACTGCTAAAGTGTCATGAGTTAAACGACCGTTTGCATCAGTACCCTTAGCAAAGTGAACTGGATTAATAACAGAACTATTACCACCAAATTGCTTTAATACAGCATCAATACCACGGATACCTCTATTTATTTGCCTGATTGTCCCACGCATTGAATTAGATGCATAACCAACCATTTTATGCATTGCACCGCCAAAACCACGAGCAGTAGCAGTACCTAATTTGATTACACCATCGTGCAATCTCTTAACAGATTGGTAAGATCGTTTGTAAAGATTACTAAAGTCTTGTTCAGTTGATTTCCTGATCTTATCAGTAGTTTTACCAACACTTGAAGTCATTGACTTGAAATCTTTAACAGTTGCTTTAGACATGCTAGAGATTTTCTTGGTGAAATTACCTTTGCCTTCGAGTGACTTAACAGCCTTTTCAGCCTGCTTAGAAATTTGTTCGCCAAACTTATCTTTCTTAGCAGTCTTAGCTAAAACATTAAGACGTTTTTCAACAGTATTAATGTTTTTATGCAATGACTTTAATTGACTAGTGCCTTTGGTTTTTACATTAACAGTACTCTTTTTGCCTTTGATCTTCTTGATTGCCTTAGAGAGTGACTTAACAGATTTAGCACCCTTGGTTTTTACAGTAACCTTGTGAGTGCCACCCTTGATCCGCTTCATAGCCTTTTCAAGTGCTTTGATCTGCTTAGATCCTTTTACCTTAGCAGTTACAGATATAGATTTACTGCTTAAACCTTTAAGTGATGCACCAGAAGCGCTGATACTTGGCACAGAAACACGACTTGAACCAGATGAATATGAACGTCTTGATATGGACGTTGATCTTCTTCTAGTTGATTTACGTTTCTTGGTCTTACGTTTTTTAGTCTTCTTTGTTTTAGGAGCAGTAGTAAGTTTCTTAAATAAAGCGTCACTGATCCACTTGGACTTGCCAATTCGACTATTAGCACCAAGTAACAATCCTTCATCCACAAGCGTTTCACCGTGATGAGGATTGGTCTTAGCAACAGCTTTACGTTCTTGACTGATACGACTAGTAAGCTTATTTAGCTGTGCAATTAAGCCTTTGGTATTTCTACCACGCTTTAGAGCGTCTCTAATTTCTTTAGCGACTTTAGCTCTATCAGCCTTATCATCTTGTTCATGCTTAATCAGACGCTTACGCTCATTAGCAGTAGCACTATCATTTTTATCATGACGTTCTTTTTGCTTTTGATGACGCAAACGGTCTTCATCGTACTTCTTCTTAGTAAGCTTAGTTAATGTAGTAAGAATCTTAACAGGATTCTTAGTTTCAAGGCTATAAAGATCAACAGTACCATTTGCAAGGTGAACTGATCGACCAAACAACTTAGCCATATCACGAGCATTAATAACGTCTTGCCATGGAAAGATCCAACGTGGTACATTCACACCCTGTTGAACTTCCACAGAACCATCAGGATTTAAAATTCCTTCCTTATTATTAGTAGCTGGTGAATCATGACCATCATTTAAGATAGCTGGATAGCCATATTTCTTCTTCCAATCAGTACCACTAGCTAAATGAAGTGATCCAACCTTAAGTTTTCCGTGGAAGAACTTATTGACGTTATTGGCAGCACCTTTGATGTTATCAATAGCATGACTAAAAGTACTTTGAATGCCTTTTAATAAACTCGACCAGAAGTTTTTAAGAGAATTGCCGAAACTCTTAAAACCACTAAAAACTTTGCCTAGTCCACCATGTGTGGCGGAATTGAGTTTCCTATATAAATCAGAAGCATTCTTATGAATACCATTCCAAATTCCTTTAGCAGTTCTTGAAATATTCTTCCAGTTAGCTGACCATCTTCGTTTCTCAATAGCAAGTTGTTTTTTAGCAGTTTGACCAACGGTCTTAAACAAATCACCGTGATTTTTCTTTAAACGTTTGCTAAATGAAGCAAAGTTTTTAATCGTTTCTTTATTGGCTTTGCTATTAGTCTTTATGTAAGATTTAGCAAAACGAGAAACAGACCGCATAATCTGCTTAGTACCTTTAGAACTATGTTTATAGACATTATCCCAAGCCTTCTTAAAGTTCTTGGATAATGAACTCTTGAAGTGGTTAACTGCTTTACCAACTTTACTTAAACCACTCTTGATGTTTTTACCAACACCATTAGCCCACTTTCTGAACTTAGGATTATTCTTGTAAAGCAGTGCTGGAATGCCTAACAAAGGTGAAACTGCGGTCAATGCTAATTCTTTAGAGTTTTTCTTAGCAAATGACTTACCTTTTCTTAATCCTTGACCAAACTTCTTACCAACATCTGCTCCCCACTTACCTACTTTTCTAAAAGTATCATGGGTTGACCAGCCTAAATTTTCTAAACTCCAGAATTTCTTAGGCGGTTTATTGCGCTGCCAACCTTTGGTGAAATTATTGACAGCTTGACCACCCCAACGTCCAGCA